AGCGGCAGCGGCTGTTGTGTTATCGCTTGCGGTGTTAGCTTCTTTGCCAGTGGCAAACATTATTGCAGCAGCCGGCGCAATTTCCGGAGCAGCAATTGCTCTGGCTTTTGCTGGAATTATTGGAGTTGCGGGAGCGCCAGGACTATTAGCAATAGCGGTCGCGGCCATTGCACTCGGAGCGGCCATTGGTATTGCCGCATTAGGCATTGCCGCCGCCATGCTTGCTTTTGGTGTAGCTGCTAAGATGGTTGCTGAAGCGGTCACAATGGTTACTGGTGCTTTCACCATGCTCATTGTGGCACTTGCTCCAATTGCTGACTCTCTGCCCTCGGTTGCGGTTGGGATTATTGCTCTTGCAGCAGCAGCAGCTATTGCAGGGGTCGCCATGATTCCACTTTCCATCGGCATGCTTGCGGTTGGAGCGGCCAGTCTGGTGTTTGCTGCCGGTCTTACGGTTTTAGGAGTAGCGTTGCAGATCGCCGCAGCCGGAACAATCGCATTTGCTGTTGGGTTTGCAGAAGCGGCAGCCATTGTCTCCAACTCGATAGGCTCGATCCTGAGTGTTATCCCGGGACTTTCCGAAGTAGGAGATAAACTAAAAGGAGTCTCTACTGAAATTACGGAAAATCTGGAAAGCATTGATACTTCTGGTGTTGGAGAGCGAATCATCAAGAAACTAACCAGCGGAATGGATAAAGGGCTTCCGGATATTGATTCCTCTATGGCGAAAGCGAAGGAAAAGGTTCAAAATGGAGCAACTTCTATCTCTGGAGCAACGGCAGGAACTGGGGAAACCATTTACAAGAATGTAGTCGGAGGAACTGAGAATATACCAGGAGCTCTTTCCGGCCCAATGGATCAAGCCAAGACTGTGGTTACCAGTAAGGTAGATGAAACCGGGGCTGCGGCTCAAAATAGTGCTAGCAATTCTATAAGCAGTATACAAGCGCTTTTTGGAAATATAGATCTCAGTGGAGATGGTTCAGCACTAATGGATCAACTTGCCAGTGGAATATCTGGTAACGGAAGTCCGATCGATACTTCTTCCATGACATTAGATCAAATCAAGGCACTTTTTGGAAATACAGATCTCAGTGGAGATGGTTCAGCACTAATGGATCAACTTGCCAGTGGAATATCTGGTAACGGAAACCCTGTAAATGCTTCTTCTATAACTTTAGAGCAATTACAAACCGTTTTTGGAAACGCAGATTTCAGTGGGAATGGTTCTGATTATATGAACCAAATCGCTAGCGGAATGGCTGGGAATACAAGCCCTTCCAATACGGCTAATATGTCAGTTAAAGAAATCGAGCAAATCTTTGGCTCTGCGGACTATACGGCTCAAGGCTACCATACTTCTGGAAGTTATGCTAGTGGAATTTCTTCTGGAAATAGCAACGTAATGGCTGCAGCTTCCACCTTACCTACTTCCGCGGCTCAAGGAGCTGAGAATAGAAAGACAGATATGCAAATAGCCGGTCAACGAGCCTCTAATCAGTATATTAATTCTGTTATTGACATGAAGGGCAAGGCTCAAATCGCAGGTACGAATTTAACGCTTGGTGCTGTCGCCGGAGCTAATTCTGGAAACAGGATGCAGTCAGCCGGACGCTCACAGGGAAACGCCTTCGCAACAGGAGTCTCATCAGCTTCCGGTCAAGCCAGAGCAAACGGAGCAATTCTTAGTAATAGCGCTGTTTCTGGAGCATCTGGTGGATACTCTGGTATGTATAGTGCAGGTCGTTATGCCTCGATGGGATTTGCCAATGGTATATCCGCTTATGCATCTGTAGCGGCTGCACGAGCAGCTTCGATGGTTCGAAGTGCTATCTCTGCAGCAAAACGCGCAGCGGACGAGAGATCTCCTTCCAAGAAAACATATCAAATAGGTAAGTTCTTTGTGCTTGGAATGGCTAACGCGGTTTCAGATCTTGGTTATCTTGTCTCTAACAATGCCACAGACATGGTTGCAGATGCTATGAGTAGTATGCAGAACACCATTGCCAATATTATGGACGGAGCAAGCTCTAACTTTGATATGAGTCCAACGATCACACCTGTCGTGGATCTTTCCCAGGTAGGAGCTGGAGCGAGCACAATAGACTCTATGTTCTCGGCTTCACAGGCTGCGGCTATTTCTTATGGAATGGCTCAAAGGTATCAAAATGAGAGTCTTGTCGATCAACTTTCAGGGAAAATCAATGATGCGGTGAACGCAGCGGTTCAGCGATTGTCGGAAGTAACGGCAGATCGACCTATTGAAATTTCTGTACCACTTAGCTTGAATGGCCGGGAGATCGCAAAGGGAACTGCCGTGTATATGAAACCTGAATTGGATTCTCTAAATCAGAGAGAGTTAAGAAAGGAAGGAATACGATAATGGCTATGATAAAGGAAGGGGTTTTTAAAGGACGTCCGATTCCTCTATGCTCATTGAGTCCGGTTTCTATCCCAAAGGTTCAGGACACCACGGATCCTTTCGATATTAAAGCCGATTACGACAATGGAATTTACGATGGTAGTAAAACCCTGGAGGATCTTCTTCCAGGGTTTCTTACTGAATCTGTTTCTGGAAGAGAAGGATATTCAAAAGAAATTTCGGAAACATCTATCGGGAAACGTTATGGAGCGACCTATGATTACGCCCAAGGCGAAACCCGTGATCTAAAGATTAAGTTCAGTATCGCTACGGAACAGAACAATTATACTGCGCTCTGCGATAAACTGAAAAGTATTCTAATGAATACATACCAGAGCGACTATCCACAGTTGGGACTCATTTTTACCGATGATCCGTCTTGCTACTATCTTGGAACGACTTCTAGCATTGAGATTAGCCAGTTAAACACTGCTGGCTCCGATTACACGTCGGCCAAAGGCACAATTACGTTCCATTGTTCTGATCCTTATAAGCATGCCACGGTTCCGAAGGCAGTTACAGTAACGACGACTGAATCAAATGACCATGTCATTGAGATGACTCTTGAAAACAAAGGAAATGTGCCGACCCCTGTTAGCATTGAAACTACTTTTGCTTCGGAAACGGGCTATATCGGTTTCTCTTTATGCAACACCTACTATCAGGTAGGAAACCCACAAGAACAGAATCAGGAAACAAGACAAAAAAGTGTTCAGGTGTTTGATAATCATATGAACGAACAGCACGATTGGGTGCTAAATGATGGGGCGGTGTTTCCTCCCCAACATGGATCAGACGGAACCGCTGGTATCGGTTGGGCAGATGCAAACGGATCATGCCGATTTATTTGGGATCAAGGAGTTATTGATTCCAATGGACTAAAGGAAGGGTTTGTTGAACCTACCGGTTATGGCTCAGGAAGTTTTTGGCACGGAATTGCTATGACAAAGACTCTTCCAGCCATTGAAGGACAATATCCTTACAACTGGTCTTGCCAGTGGCGATTTGATTTCAATGAGGATACTAATTGGGACAAACGTCATTGGAATGGACAAGGTGTCGGTCACAATTCTATGACCTTTTCGGATGCCAATGGAGCGGTCATTTGTTCGATTGGATTTGAGGATACGACTGATGCCAGCATCAATTCCAACATGTTCATTACCATAGGAAACAAACGAGTCTTTGATGAACGATTCAAAGGGACGGCATATTATGTTTCTATAACCAAAAACATGAAACGAGATGCGGGGTCGGTTGTATGCGTTGATAAATATGGAAGTTATATTAATATTCGTTTTCGCAACGTTAATGTAACCTATGCTTTGTCCAATTTAAATCAGTTGCGAAAAATTACTTGGTATGGAGCCGCATTAAAGAGTTATTTACCAATGGCAAATAACAACTTTCGTGCCATGAATTTCACCATGCATAACGTAAATTACGTGGTGGATGTACCGAATTATTTTCAGAGAGGATATACCTTATATATCGATGGTGAAAACGATAAAAACTACGTCAATGGTGCTTTAAACTGGGATCGCGTTGACGTTGCGTCTCGTCCGTTAATGCTGTTACCCGGAAAACATACTCTGCGCATCGCTGTTTCATCTTTTGCCACAACATTGCCAACTGTAAAAGCAACATATCGAGAGAGGTGGAATTAATGCAATGGTACATTGTTGGAAGAGATATGCATGTACTATGTGCATGCTCCTCAGACAATCATATGACATTACCCATTGATGATAGTAACGATGGTCAAAAAATTGAGCTCATTAGCAATGTCGCAATTGGAACATACGATTTTACTACAACCGCCTATCACAATGATTCCAAGTATCTTTCCGCTGGAAATTACGTTGTCTTTAAAGATAAGTACAATGAATACCGTATGTATACGATCATGACTATTGATGGTGATTCCGAATTATCGGTTCATTGTGAAGATATTGGCTTGGATTTACTAAACGAAACAGTAGCGGCCGCAACTTTTAGCGGCGGAACCAATGCTGTCAATCTTATTAATGATCGTGTGTTGTATGATACCGGATGGAACATTGGAAGAAACGATGCTGGAACGGGAAGAAATATTGGTTCAGACATCCAGGTTGGCGTTGGTGATACCACCTGCCTTGCCTTGCTGCAGAAGATCATGGATCAGATCGGTTATGAAGCAGACTTCTCGGTAACAATGGTTGGAACGATGGTCACTCAGATGAAAGTGAATATTTACAGTCGCATCGGGTCTTCCAGAATCAAAGAACGATTTTTGGATGATTTCAACCTGTTGTCTCTTTCAAGAAAAGTAAGCATTGAGAATCTTGCCACTTGTGTGGTGATGTCAGATTCCGGTTCTTTTTCTATGGTCAATGAGACTTACGATGATGGTGATATTTATTCCCCGGCTAATGACCGGCATATCTATTCCAGGAAGGCAAATGCCCTTTGGAACAGGTTCCGACCGTACTATATGACGAGTAATCCTGGAACTGCTTACATCGTCAAGCACTTGAATTACTCTTGCAACAGCAACCGTGCCCTTCTTGATTATGGCGTACGGCGTCTGCGGGAAATCTGCGAGCCACAAGTGACTTACGAGATGAAGTTGAAAGATCTGAATGCTGGTCTGGGAGATCAGATCACCATT